GACGGCGACCCAGCGCAACGCTGGGACTGAGAAGTCCTATCTCAGCAGACCTAGTCTGTCGTCCGCACTTTCCATCGTCGTGAGACGAAGGAAGCTATGGCAACTACCAAGGAATACTCGAACGTTGGAACACTTGTGTTCTCTCCGAACAAGTATATTGAAGACTACCGTAACGTTTCCACCTCTAATAAGGTGGGAAAGCGCGTGCGCTTGAACAAAGCCGCACCCCATGAATTCGACCACCGTAAGGTGATCGGTCAAGGGTATCGGGGATCCTATAACGGGACCCCCGAGATGCTATCCGTTAGGGCAGCTACTGTCTCTGCAGACAGTAGTATCGTCGACAAGGCCGAGCAAATTGCTCTGGCTAAATTCCAAGGTAAATTGCGTAAGGGTGACGCCTCCCTAGGAGTGTCACTCGCCTCTTGGGCTCAGTCTAGAGACATGATAATCTCTAGATTCGGCAAGCTTAACCCCTTGCTGTCTAAAACTGAGTACGAGCTCCGGGAGCGTCGTAAACGTCGTGAGACGCTTAAGCGCAAGATCCGCAATACTGCGGAACTTCGTGCTAGCGATGTTCTAGAAGTTGAGTTCGGCTGGCTTCCGCTTATCGCGGATGTCCACGCGGCTTTAAACACCGTGTGTCAGGATGGGATTCCTCCCTCCTGGGTCGTAGGGCGGCATCGGTACGTAGTACCGATCCTTCAGCAGTCAAGTACAGATCGGTTTTCTGGTGCTGCAGCGGGCCTCGTAACTGTGGCCGCAGCTGTAAACATCAGTAATCCGAACCTTTGGCTGCTGAACCGCTTGGGTCTTATCAACCCAGCGACGGTCATTTGGGATCTAATCCCGTGGTCGTTTGTGGTAAATATGTTTGTGAATGTTAATGCTATGATCTCGTCGGTAACGAACGAGGTAGGGCTTGATATCAGCGAACGTAGCGTCACAAGAACGCAATCCATCGTGTACACGCAGGAACGCTGGGACAGTACTCTAGGACCCAACTTGGGTCCGAAGAATGCTGGCTGGTGCGAATGCACGCGCAAGATGAAATCGCGTACGGTCGGGTCGTTCCCGTCCACGAAGTGGTCGGTCAAGGTCCCCAACCTGAACTGGGAGCTGGCGCTTATCGCGTCGTCTCTCGCTGTTCAGAAATTGAGGGCTATTGATCGCTTTATTCAACCCCTAGTACATAGTGCTAGATCCTCTCGTTATACGGAGTAATCCAAATGCCTCAAGCAACAAACCTGGTTATTAACAATGGTGCCGGTACCCCGGTCGCAAAGACCTTTGAGCTTCTCACGCCTGCCGCTGGTGACAACGGTGTGGCCGAGTGGGCTCTCAAAGAGGGTACCATTTCCAGCGTGTTCCCACGGATCACTGCCCTGGCTCGCAAGACTGGGAATCAGTCGCGCCGCGTGCAGATCAAGCTTCGGATTCCGTCGTCCTATACGGACACGGTTACCGGCCTCACGAAAGTGGGGTCGGCTTTCGAAGCTGACATCTACGCAACGGTGCCTGATGACTTCCCGGAAACGCTGAAGAACGACGCTACTGCATTCACCAAGAACTTGGTGGCTGCTACCTTGGCGCAAGCCATGATCCGCGACGCTCTTCCGGCGACCTAAGAAGCTTCGGCTTCTTTGTCAAGCGAACTAGCATGGATAATCTAATTATTCGTGTCATCGACGCACTATGCGTTGATGTAGGCACCCCGCGCGCTTTAGCTGTGAAGCTATTAGTGAATGCTGGGGAGTGGGCTCAGCTCCAAGAGCTGAGATGTAGACCTGCTGACTACGCAGACAGTGAGTCGTATTGGAGGGACTCGGTAGTTACCGAGCTTCTCCGTAAATGCGACTTGCCAACTAGCGTGGACAAGCAGGCGGCAGCTGTCAAGACATTTCTGGAGTGCGAACACCAGAACTTGACTACCAACCGTAGACTCGATTGCTTTCTTCCCGAAAACCTCTACCTAGAGGCCGGAGAAGATCGCGTCCACGATTTCATCATCGTGTGGCGGAAAGAAATTAAGTCGATCTTGGGAAATCTGCCGGACCATCTAACGCCACGCTTTTCAGGCGGCGCCACGTATGCTGATACCGGGTTGTTAATAACAACACCGGACAAGATGTCCAGTCGGCCTACCGTCTATGAACCTACGAGGGATTTACTACCCTTCTGGACCGAAACCTCCTGGTTTAGGTCCTTAGCGAGCGATCGCCCATGGTTCACTGACCCTTCGACTGTGCGCGGCAACATCTTCTTTACGGTGCCCAAAGACGGAACAAAATTCCGTGGGTGCTGTAAGGAAGCCTCGATCCCGATCGCTCTTCAACTTGAAGTCGGTCGGATACTTAAATCGAGGTTGCTGCGTATAGATATCAATCTGAAGGAAGGACAGCAGATCCATAGGTCTCTCGCAAGAGAGGCCTCGATCACCGGTTCCTTAGCTACGATTGATATGAGCAATGCTAGCGACACCTTGTGTCGCGTTCTCACTAAGTTGGTCCTTCCGGGCCAGTGGTGGGAATTGCTCAACTCTCTACGCGCTACGCATACGCGGGTTGACGGGAGATGGTTCAGATTGGAAAAGTTCTCCTCTATGGGGAATGGATTCACGTTTGAACTTGAATCCCTGATATTCGCTACGCTTGCGCGCACCGTAATCGCGGGTGAAGGGGGTGACCCTGACATTGTGCGATGCTATGGGGACGACCTCATAGTACCGTCTGTCCACTACAGGAGTGTAGTGGCGGCTCTCCGGTGGTTCGGCTTTACGCCGAATATGAAGAAGACCTTCGCTGAAGGTCCATTCAGAGAGAGTTGCGGGGGAGACTACTGGAATGG